TTCACAGAGTATGAATCAGACTGTTTCAATTCCAGCCACTGCTAATCCAAACAAAGCCCGTGGTCGAAGTGGTCGTAGAAATAGACAATACAGCTAGGTGAAAAAAAGGGAGACATTAATTTGTCTCCCTATAAACTTCTCCCCTCCACATCCGTAGTAGCTACTTCTACAAACGCTTCCCAGTTAGCATGCTGTGCTACATGTTAGGAATGATATATCGCGAGTATACCACTTTAGTTTTATCGTCTCCCCTCAAAGTGATTGATGAAGGAATTCGATTATTTTAGTCTTCTTCAGCCAACTTCTCAAAGAAAGATAATGAATCATCTTCCTCAGCTTCAGCTACTGGAGCAGCTTTAGCATCAGCCGCAGGAGCAGAATAAGATTCAGCTACTGGTTCAGCTTTAGCCGACGATTGATATGCTTGGTCATCCATAGCACTTGCTGTAGGAGCAGGTGAACCAGTAAGACCTAACACACGCTTCATCTTCGCTTCTAACTCAGCATAAGACTTGAAGTTCTTCTTATCAAGGAAGTCGTTCAAAGAGTATAAACCCTCATACACTTTCTCAAGAGCATCATCATCACCGTCTTGTAATTCGCTAGGCGAATCAAACTCAGACTTATCATAGTTGCGATATCCTTCAACCTGACGGATCTTCAGTTTAAAGTTAGCGCCTTCCCAGAAGTCGAATGGGTTGATTGCTTGCTCATCTTCGAATGCTGGATTCATTGCTTCGTTCAGCTTATCAAAGATTTTCTTACCAAACTTATAGAGGAATACTTTTCCTTCGTTTGATGGGTTTGACGGATCCTTAACAACCATGATATTGGCTGTGTAAGACAGTCGACGCTTTTGTTTACGAGCTTGATCTTTACCAGCATCAGTGCCGTTGTTCCAAAGCTGCGAGTTGAACTCACCGATTGGATCTTTTTCACCGATAGTAGTCAAAGAGTTCTCGATATACCAACCGCCAGTACCTTGGAAGCCGTGATCAAAGATACGAACCCATGGTAAATCTTCACCTTTTGGCTCAGGCAAGAAGCGAATAACAGCATAACCATTACCAGCTTTATCGACATCTGGTTTCCAGAAACGATCGTCGCCTTTCTTTCCTTGGGAGTTACTATTAAGTTTGGTAGATTCGTTGATTAGTTTATCAAGCGAATTGTTGCGGGATTTCTTGAGTGTTGCAAATGAACTAGCCATATATTTTATTCCTGTATTTACGATGTATGTTTTTATTGCGTTTTATCCAAAGCGAATCATCTTCATGATAAGCTAACATTATATAATATAAAAGGGATAATGTCAACCCCATTTACTAGTTTATTTATAAGAAACAAACTAATATATTTTCAGCACAATAGACTTCAACTTGCTTCTGTCTATTGGTGAAAATTCTCTTATAAACGGAGAGTATTTCCTGATGAGCGTAACTGTCTCATTCAAGACAATGTCATCATACTTCTTCCATCTATTTGTATAGCCGAGTAACTGGTCTAATAGAACCAAGGTTTCAAGGCTAATCTTATTCTGCGCATAGTGACGATAGAGTATCGGGTGATACCCATCTTTCATAACAAACAACTCATCAAAAGATTCTTCAACGTTGTAGAGATAATCCATCTCTTCGGAGAAGCTGTAAGATAATGATTCAATCTTTTTCTTCCAATTCTTCATAACAGTTTCGTTTGGTGCACTCATTAGATTACCGATCCATTGCTTTGAACCTGCACTATAATTAGCCACCAAGAACTTTATAAAATCGTCACGCTTGTATTTCCTTGACGCTTTCTCAAAGAAATACTTATCTTTACGAACTTGATATGAGGATTCATTGGCTCTTACTTGGCCATTGTACTTGAAGAAGTCATATGAATCTCTTGTGAAGTGTTGTTGTACTGCAAGGTAGGTCTTGTAACAATCAAATCCTGACATAGTTTCTTCGCTGCTCATAATTAAATAGGTAGTCTTGCGCCCTTTTCCAAGAAGTTTAGATCTTGGGCTTCAACTTCTAGCTTACCCTTTATGGTTGTATTGAGTAACTTAGCTGCTATCTCAATTTCCATTTCGTTTTTCTCGCACCACCACACAACAGCATCTAGATAGGTCAACCTTTTCTCGATTACTGTCTTTTCTATAATAGTGCTAAACTTGGCTGTCGTCATGACATCAACCATGAACTACTCCCATCTATAAAATTTATGATCTTCAATTTCGATCGTTTTAAGTTTTGTTGCTGCCCAATCTGGGAAAACATAATCTGCATGATAATGTGTTGCTCCCTCAGTTATGTCTATTATACTACGATTAGTGGTGAATGTCAACATCAATTTTTTAATCTTATTATATGTTTTCCAATCATGGATAGTGTCAGGCTTACCGTCACACCACCAAGAGAATTGACATTTATGTTTGATTGGAATTGGCGTGCCGTCTCTCCAGCTATTGCGATAGAGGCTCTGTGTCACTACTTCTTTAATGGTGTTCGGGAAACGTCTGTCCGCAACCCTATTTAACGTGACGCTGGCAACAGCAAGTTGTCCAGCTATTCCTTGATTTCTAGCTTCAAAGTACACATTCTTCGCAAGCCATGTAACATCAACATCCGTGTATTCTGCGGCTGTTGCGGTTGTCGGTAACATCATCAATATCATCATCAATCTTTTCATAATCAATACCAGTCATTAATAATTATCATCATACCAATCGTTAGTGATCGTTTCTATCCAAGCATGTGCTTTAACAAAGTCTTGGAAGAACTGAACCTCGGTCTCGTCAAAGATAGGATGCATAGCCATTACCATGACTTGTTTCCCCAGACAAGATATCTTTAATTGCCATCCATTAATTGTTATAACGTCAAACGATTTAAATTGCTCTGTCAATTCTCTTTTATTCTCGTCCCATTTACTCAACAGTATCATTCCTTTCCTTGAATAGTGCTATAGTTTCAATACATTTGTGTATATGATCATCACGCTTTTCCACAAACACTTGTGGCTCTGGTTCGTTTTCTACAGCGATGATAATGACAATTTGGTCAATAGGGATGCCAGTCCTTTCTTCAAACATCACACAATATGCTGCTGCTTGCTGAAAGTAGTTTCCGATAAATTCTTTCTTTTTAATCTTAGAGGCTGTCTTATAGTCAATGATTGACAACCGACCGTTATACTCAGCTACACAATCAACTCGTCCTGCAATACCTAGATAATCAGAGTAGAGCGGACACTCCTGAGCATAGACTAGCCCAAGCGTTTTGTCGAGTGTACCTTTGACGGAGTTGAACATTGCGCGTTCGTGTGGCAGGAACTTAGTTGAATCAAGCTCATTATTCACATAGTCTTCACACATTTGGTGGACATTTGTCCCGCGCCGAGCAGCCTGCGTGGAGATGCGGTTGGCTTCTTTCTCACCAACCCGCTTTCTCCACTCAGCTATACCTTTCTCTGACAGAACACTCAGAACTGTTGTTATACTTGGATACGAACCCTTTGGCGTTTTGTAGTGACGCTTACCATTTATTGTTTCAGTATCTAGCTCGGTGAACTCTAGTTTCTTGTGTTCAAATGTCATAGGAATCTCTCATTATTTAAGAACTAATTATAGCTTACCTCAAAGCAAATGTCAAGTAAAATATGATCTTTTTTAACTATAAATCCCCATTTTATAGCAGGTCTCTAGATACTCCCTAACAAAGTCTGAACGGACGATATCCTCTGGTCCAAAGTCTACGCTATCAAAGGAATCCATCCTAGACAGAACACCAATGAACTTTTCACAGCCTGATTCAGTACTGTATCGCTCGCTTGATAAATCGTCCTGCTTACCATCACCTGAGAATATGATTCTTGAGTTCTCACCCACTCGTGTGATGACAGTGTTTAGTTCTCCCCATGAAAGGTTTTGGAATTCGTCGACAAGAACAATAGCGTCATCCCATGTTTGACCACGGACGAATGAAGTTGTGGTGAATACCACTTTTTGCTTTTGTTTCAGGACTTGATATGCGTCACCTCTACCAAATAGATCGGTGAAGATTGCTTCGTATGGTGCTTCATAGACCTTGGATTTTTCTTCGATCGATCCAGGAAGAAAGCCCATATCTCTAGATGGAACAACACTTCTCACGATGATCAGTTGTTGCTTGTGGTCTATATTTTCCATGATGTCACGTATTGCTAAGTAACATGATAAATACGTCTTACCTGTGCCAGCGCACCCATGTAGAACGTTGTTGTAACCGTTGTTGTATGATCTAAAAACATCTCGCTGCGTATCCGTCAAAGGCTGGATCTCGCGGAGCGTTAGCCCCACTGACTGTCTGTTTCTTGCTCCCCTTGCCTTTTTATCTTTTTTCTTCTGCCTCTTATCAATATAATCGTCGAACTCAGTTATATTTTTGTTGCGTGCAAAAGTGGATGACATAGCGTCTCCTTGTGGATTAATTTCGGTTAGTGGATTGATATACTACGATGTATTATTTTCCTTATCTTTAACACGCTTCTGGTGTTTCTTAGCTATTTGATTGATTTTAGATTGCTTGACAGTACGTCCACCGACCTTGTCAGCCAGTACAGTATTTTGGTGTGCGTCAGCAATGCGTGAAAGGTTATCGTTCCAACCTGCATCTTTATTTGTAGTGGATGTGCCCGACACCAATGCTGGTGCTTGGGTGATCACTTGTTTGATGTGTGGGTTTTGTTCCAAGAACTCTTCCCTGCTTGATATAGACAACAGCTTGGTTTCGATCTCACCAGTGACTGTGTCTAAAAAATCGTATAACGGCATAATAAATCCAATAATGTATCATAGTATAATCTTATTTAGCAAAAGTAAATACTTCACCATTGCTCTCCAACAACAAAAAAGGGGAGACAAAACGCCTCCCCTCCCTTTTTACGATCTAAACTTAGAACTTGTATTTAACATTAGTTTCAAGTTTGTGTGACCAATCGTCAACATGGAAACTTTCTACTTTAGCTTTGAATGTGAAGTTGCCCACAGATTTCTGAACACCAGCTTCTGCTGATGTACCAACATCAAAGTTAAAACCATTACCAAACTTACCTAACTCAACATAGCCATTGCCAACAGATGTACCGATGCGGATGTCGCTTCGAGTATCATCAAAAGAGCCGAGAGAATCGAACTTATCAAACGCTACATCGTTTTCATAAACAACATAGCTGTCTGCAGATGCAGTAGCTGAAATAAATAACGCAACTAATGCGATCATGCTTGTTTTTAAAGTATTCATTTTTCTTTCCTATCTTTAGTTTTATTGATCACACTACACAGGATCGTAGAGTATGATATTAGCTCCTCTAATGGAACCAATTTGGTTGACTACGCTTTGTCCATCTAGCGAAGTCTTTTTTCTCATTTAAGTAATACGAACGGTATGCTTCAATCGTGTCCGCATTCTTACAATAATCTGGCATACATTGGGGGAATGGTGTCAGTCCAATGTCATCAATATTCTTTGGTGGCTCAGCAAGTAACTCTCTCAGCTTGCGATCCGTCTCGTGTACCTTACCATATCTGTAGGTGTATTCATCACAAAGGGCAGTAAACAATTCATAATGCCAGTTGTAGTTCTGTAGGGACATCCTTGTCCACACCGTACACGGATGATTCATATGAACCGCTTTATACAATAACAGGCTCTTTAATGAATCCGCAAGAACATACTGCTTCTGCTTGCGCCCAGTTGGACTACGTCCAATAACCTCAGTACCATCTAACATTCGATGCGTTGTTGACAACATCTGCGCGGCTTCAAGTATCATCTTCACCACATGCTTATCGCAATGTAGATGTGCCGCAGTAGTTGGTTCATTATCTAAAATAAATATATTCATAATATATAGTACATTATACCTTTAAATAGACTATTAATCAACCGTAAATAATTGCCTACGATCTGTTGTGCCAAGGTTCTCTGAATCGATCCTCTTTGGGAGGATTCTTTTTAGATTCCTTTTTCTTATCAGGATGGGTTGAGGGTTTATGGAACTTATCCATATTCTTCTTAACTGGATCGTTTTTCCCTTTCATTTGCTGCACTCTCCGCTTTTGCTGTGGCACAATCATCGACACCAGATGGCAAATCCTTTTTATCTTTTTTGCCGAAGATAGCATCATAATTATCACTAAACTTCTTGGTGTCAGTTAGTCTCTGTTTACTGCCTTTACCGCCATGAGTTTGACCACTCATATTATTCTCCTTATTGTATAAGCCATACGGCTAAGTGTGGAACGGTTACTGTTAATACCACAAGAGCACCTATAATTAAAGCAACGTTTCCTGTATCCCATGGATCCCATTTCATAATCTATTTCTCTCTCAATAAAACTTTGTTAGCCGATTCGACAACAACCTCATCGATAAGGTCAAAGTCTGGATCATGATGATCAAATGAGGGGATAGTACAAGTTGACTCAACAACCTCATATCTAGTAGGAAGATTATCTCTGCGAACATAACTAACTATGTTGCCGTTATCGCTCACTATCTTGTATATATTCATAATATATTCTCTCAATTCATTAAGTAATAGTTTGTATGCATATAGTGCTTACCCAAATATACAGCTCTCGACCAAAGTCTGGGGTTAGATTCACCACCTAGAGCACAATATCCTTTATACGTTATCTGCACTCTCTATTTCTCTAATGTCTTCTGAACCATACTCAACATGTTTGTCATACCACGAGACATCTGTAGCTGCTTAATAACATTAGCACGAACAGGAGTCTTCAGGCATAACAGAACATCTTTAATCTTCTGCGCTTCACGAGCAGTGACAGTCATCGTAACGCCGTCATCAGTCTTCACCGTATTCACAGCTCGGAACCGTTTGACATCTACCACTTCAGATGCCGACTTTGAATCTAGGATCTTGCCGAGCTGATCCCACATAGACATGTTCACAAACTCATTATCAAAATCATCATTAAACCGCAATTTACCATTCATCATATTATTCTTCACCTTTAAATTTTAATAAACTTTCTACGAGATTTTGAGAACTTTTTCATTGGTTTACTGAAGTGGATAAGGTCAGTAGAACCTTGCTTGATATACGCAACAAGCCACCCTTTGCCATCTAACACATAAGTGTGATTGGGTGTATTGTCTCCCCAGTCAGTGACTTCTTTCCACATCGTTAAACCGTTATACATATTGCGCTCCTATATCCATAAAATCAGCCGCAAGATTACCTGCTATGACAAACAAAGTCAGTATAATGAACAACTCAATCAAATCTTCTTTTTCCATTAATAATACTTCCAGATCAGATATCCAAGCCAAACAAGCCCAATAAAAGAAAGAGCCGCCAAAGAGTGTAGACCATACCACACAACCATCTCTAATGTTTCAATCATAGATATAATGGTCCAGTCCACTGCACAGTATATTCTTCAAAGATATTACCACGAGCCTTGTTAGTAGCTGGTGCGTTCCAAGATGCGGCTTTAAGAATATCACCACGTTTGAATTTGTCACCATCGTTCTTGACAACAAAACCCCATACGCTTCCGCCATTAATCAACTTAACGTATTTGCTACCACGATTACTGATCGTAAAATTATTGCCGTATTCCTTTAATTGCGAGTCATAGTATTCGTCATTGGTGAATTCACCACGCTCACGACCGTCAAGCATTGTTGCATAATCAGCGATGGCTGTGCGGCGCAATTCCTTAACCTGAGCGTCAAAATCATCCCAATCACTAAGGGTTGGTTCGGTATCTAATACAAATCGTGTTCTCATAAAGGTCTCTCTCATCAATTTATACAGCTATTATACTGGATTATGGGGCAGAAGACAACACTTATTTTGTCTTTTTTTAGACTATTTTTGTATAAGGATATAACTTTTTTGTATATGGGCTATTTACTAGCCATTAGGTATAAGCCGATATTTGCGAACGCATAGCCTATATAAGTCAATAACATAGCGGTGTTTTGGAACTTGAACCACTGCTCTAGACCGACATAGAGATAGATCGCACCAGTGAGCGCAATTAGGTGGCTGCTCATGATTCGGGCGAGGCAGGCTTCGAGGGAGCTTCAGGGACAGGTTTAACGGTAATGGGGGTGACATTCATGTTAGCGATTCTACGCTGCGCTGACTGGCGCTGTAGGTTTCTAGACTGGGACTGCATTCTTCGGGCTGCTCTCATACGTCTCTCCATTTATAGAACCTATATTATAGTACAATTTAGGTACTGGGGCAAGCCCTTTATTAGTTATTTTTCGGTATTTTTACCGTTTCCTGATGCGGCGGAGATCTCACCGTCATCATCAACATCAATGAATCCAGCTTTCTCTAGGTGCACTAGTATTCCCTCAACTCCGTCTTCAATACCAATTCTCTGTCCTGTTCTATATGACAGGTATGTTGAGATCGCTATAAACATTACAAAGATTATTTGCCATTCTACAGACATGTTATTCCTCTACGCTTTTCAGTTTCTTAAGAAAGGTTGATGTTCTAATGAAGATAACGTTTCTCAACTTGCCCAGTTCAGCTATGTATTTGGATACAGGAGCAGTATCTGGGATAATCATCACGAACGTAACTTTCGAGTTTTGATCGGCGAACCACTGTAAATACTTCACACGATAAAAATTGTCGCTTTCATTTGACGCATATGGCTGGTCATAATGTGGAGTGCCTGAGTAGATATTATCTATAGATTGCTTTCCGTCTAATACGAAATCAAACCCCAAACAATACAGCATCTGAGAACCATGACGAATAGCTTCGGTCATCGCACACATACCCGCATTAGATCGTCTCCGCTGGGGGTTGTAGTCAGAATGTTCCCATCTCTCGTTCTCAGGTGGTATGATCACCGATGTGTTTGTCTCTGAGAAATCAACATTCTTTATTATGGTGATCATAGCTTCGTCAATTGCTACGAGATAATCTAGTTCTGGGAAGTCGCGATACAGAGCATTACACCCATATGTCTTACTAGATGAAGAGAGCTGCTTTAAGTTTACAGATTTACGGCTTGTGCCATTACCTATTATTATCGCTGTCTTCGTCGTCATTCATTTCATCCCATAATTCATTATCAATAGACTGTTCAAGCTCAACCTTATAGTTGTGGCGTGATTCTTTTTTCAGTTTCTTCTTCCGACCAAAGTCGTCGCTTTCTTCAATGTATTGACTGTACCGCTTGATATTTTTAGCCATATTAGACTCTTATCTTCCTTTCACCAGTTTGTGGAAATAGTTGGGAATGCTTCTGCTACAAGTTTGCGTGTAAGACCTTTGTATGGCAATTTACGATTCTTCATAGCCAGAACAACCTTTGCGTCTTTAGGATCAATAGACTCTAACAGAGTGATAAAGATCTGCTCGCGTTTGACTGCAGTTATATTTCTTTGCGTTTCAGTTATCCCTTCTACAAACAAGTAAAACTTTCTGGATTCTTGGACAAGTCTTTTTTCTTGGTCTAACACTTCTGATACAGTGTACGGAGGCTCACCGTCAGGCAGCGCCCACACTACATTCGGATCGTATGTGTAACCCAAGATTGCTTTTAGTGTTGGGCTTGAATTCTCTTGCAAGATCGCAATCTTTTCTTTTCTTGTTTTTGCTTCTCCGACTTTAACAAAGATGTCGTGGAACGTTTCATATTTCATTTTATTAAATACCTATCATTTCATTCAAATGTTGTTGGTGTCTTTTTTATTTAGGTATATCAATAATCCGCATCTTCCAAATCGTCATACCATTCCCAGATAGCAATTGCAATGCATATATAACCTGTCCACAAAGCGATTGGATTCTCATGGTACATCCCAATCAATACGCTGGATGTACCGAGAACCGCTGTGAATAATGCCTCCACTAAAACTCTCCAATATGTTCTACAAGGTTTTTCAACTTATATTTAATAAAGTAATTTAAGAGACCACGTCTCTTCGGAACCTCATATGTATCAAAGACTTCATTTATTTTAGAAACAATCTCTGCTGGTATCTGATCCAGATCAACCAATTGTTCGTTCCTGCGATAGTTTCTCAACATAACATCAGTACAGAACTGTTCAGGCTCTTTGTCAATCCAGTCTTCAATCTTCTTAGCTTGGATCGGCTTCTGTCGCTCGCCAGTCATAATACAACTGTCATTAGATAAGAAGTTTGGAATACCATCACCACGATCGCCACGCATAATATGTTCGCGCAAAAAAGCTCGGGCATCGTTGATACGGATCCACTTCTTCAACACAGGACTATACTGATCAACATTAGTATACTTCTGAAGCTGACCAAAGTCTTTGTCTCCAGACAATACAAGGATACGCTCGGTGGTTTCGTTATTGAGCCATGTACCATATCTTGTAGCCAATACACCAATGATATCATCAGCTTCGGCACGCTCCACTTGAACAACCTTGTATGGGAAGAACTCTTTCAGCTCTTCACGAATACGATTAAGAGCCTCAAATACCATAACCCAATCAATCGAAGACTTCTCTCGATCTTTCTTACGATGTCCTTTGTAGTAAGGAAACACATCCTTGCGCCAGTAGTTTCTGTCATCACAACAGATAACCACTTCACCATATTCCTTGCCGAATTTATTCTTGTATGCACGAATACTATTCAACACCATATGGCGCACAAGCCCCTCTTCAAATACTTGACCACTCACACCCAACTGCTTCATCATGTTGGAGATCATCACTTGGTTCAAATCTAATAAAATCATAACTCAACTCATTTCTCTAGTTTACGTTCTATATAATCTTCTATTGCCTTTCTCTCTTCTATTGTCAGAGAATGATCCTTATTAAGGTATCTTGATTCATCACGCATTTCTTCTTTACCTTTGCTTCTGAATCTCTTATTATACCCTCTTTTGATCTTTTTAGCAACACCTGATTTCTGTAAATAGCAATAAAATTTTCTGGCTGATGTCAAAGCGTCAAATTCAGCGGCACTTTTCATCGGTATCTTCAAACCTTTCTTCATAGCTCACACTCGTCGTATGTAACGACTTCCAGTTCAGTTTCTATCCAAACGGTTGCACCGCAGGATAATGGCTTATTGGGCTGGCTGATAAGTTTGGCCACCACAGTTCCGTCTGGGAGTTTTAGATCAGCCGTGTAACACTTCCTGTTTTGGGTGTAATCCTTTACAGTCAAAGGTGGGCGCAAATCATCAGGGTTCTTCTTGTTGTGGCGAACGTTATGCTGATTCACATGCAATCTTGTTTTCTTACTCATCACTATCTACCTCTCTAACTCTGCGAGCTTCTTCTTTTTGAACTACTAACCGCAAGTCTCCTAAATCACGAAGCGCCGTAGCATTCAAAGGCAAATTCCAATAGAGAATATATAGTACTGAAGACAGGTCGGGTGCATCAAGCAAGCTATTTGCAAAAATTTCTGGGTCTCTATTCATCTCTGTTTTCCTCTTTACCGTAAACGTAACGTGATAGTCATCCATCATTATGTATGATGCTGGCATCCCAATCTCCGTCACCGAATGGTTCAGGTGCTCCTTCTTTTTGAATGAAGAAGTCATCCCAATCCCCAAATAGTTCAGGTGCTTGTTCTGATGCTTTTAGCATATAGTATTCTCCAGGATAATGTCTAAGACATGAGCCTGCTTCTTTTCTTATTGCGCTTGGCACTCTTGGAGTTTTCTTTGGATCCATTAAGTCCATTAGAAATATCCTAGTACGGTTTACTGCATTTCTTCTTTCATCAGGCATTGTCATACCAATGTTCTCCAATCTGTGTCTTCAGGCATCATCTCTACTTTGTCGCCAAAGCGTGATACTAGATCATTGTAGATTCCTGCTGTGCCCATTCTTAGTCCGTATGTTCCTTTTTGACAAACATACAATGATCCACTATTACCATAGAAGTCTACTTGATCTTTTCGTTCAAATACTATGTTGATACCACTATTCAATCGCCAAGAATCACCATCAAGATAACCACCACTCCATCCTGCTAAGACTTTGTAGATGACATCAGTCTCTGTGGTTATCTTCAGTACGACCCAACTATCAGGAGTCTGCATTTTCTACCCACCATTCAATCTTATGCTTACTTCTCGTCTCAAAGTCTTCTATCAAATCTTCATATGAAACCAACTCACTCGATTCATAATCATCGAGATAGTCAGAGAGTAGGTTCCAAGATTCAGTTCGCATTGGAGCAACACCGTACTCAGACTTACCACTCCAATGCTCACTCTCATCTAATCCATAGATGTCTATACGACCACACGAGTACGATTCTAAGAAGTGTTTGTACTCAACCTTAGGTAGTACTTTACCCGATGTTTCTCTGATCTCAAACGGAATATTTCTATCTTCGTACCAACGAGTGGCAATTGGTCCCATCCAATTTGTACTATAACTTATCATATATGCCCTACTAAAAATGCTTAGTGAATGTTATTTCAAAGTAATCTTTATCGCTTAGATCAATATGGAAATATGACTTCTTACCATATAGGATTGTCCACTCCATATCATAATCTTGTCTCAGTTTGTCTAATGTTGACATTGGTTCTGCCATCGTTAAACATAGAGTACACAGTAAAGGACTAAGCATTGATTATAATCTTCGGTTGATCCACAAACAAGTTTTAGTGACTACAATAGTGGCTGTGATGATTGATAGTATAATAGCAAATGATAACAAAAAACCATACATAAATTCTAATAACATACTATGTTCCTTTATCATTATCAGGGAGGTCGTAGTCAGGATCCGCAGGGTCTACTGGGAATGGGATATTCTCATCAACATCCAACATCCATTGAGCATAAACCATATCATCTTCTTCGTCAATCTCTACAGCAATCATCTTATCAGCTACGTGTTGGAACATATGCCCCTCGCCTCTGTTCCGATAGACCAGTGATCGTATTGCTTCAGTTATGAAAACAAAGTCGCGAGCAAACGTTTGGGAGTCATCCGCAACATCAGTTTCCAACAACTCATCAAGGAGATAGTTGATCCACTTCTGAACCATCTCTTCAGTCTCACCTTGATACTCCTCATATTGCTCCTGAGCTGTAGCAGGCTTTGGTCTAAGTCTTGAAGTTAAATCAATTACATTACCTTTACTCACCAAAGAAGTCCTCCAAGTTAGATAACCCAGCAGCAACAATCGGTTGCTCAACAGCCGCTTCTTGTGTGTCGCTCCAGTCAGCAGGCATACCACCCTTATCTTCCGAAACACCCCAAACATATCCAAGGTCTTGATAGAACGTCCCTTGAGTTCTTTTGATGTTTCCGTCAGCGTCATAGGCAGGTGTTAAGCAGACTGAGCCCATTTTGTTCTGTCGATCTTTACCCCAGAACATATCACACCAATCACCGCTTTCAAGATAACGCTGCAGGTTGCGGGCATAACCTTCAGCCATAATCTTCTTGGCAAGTGCACCCTTAATACCAGCACGGTCGTTCTTACCCTCAGCCGAGGCAATTTCACGTTGATGTTTGATCCACTCTTTCACGTGAGACATGTGGAGCGGATCATCAGTCGGGAGGTCAAGAACATTTTGGTGGATGTTCTTATAGGTTGGTGGGTTCTCAAGCATACGCTTTTCGCGAGCTTTAGCCAGACGCTCTACGGCAGCTGCCTTTTGCTCAGCTGACATTGGTTTACGTGGTTTACGGATCTTCTTGCGGACGTACTTTTCAGGTTCTTTAGCCATAATCTTAATCTCACTCAATTTGAACAACAAGTATACTATAGTCTATGTAGGATGTCAACCTTTTTTTTTGATCTATCTGCCGATATGGGTTAAATCAGAGTTGGGCACGACCATGTATCCACCTTTATTGTAGGCTATGGACACAGTATAGTTCTTAGAGACTTCGTGCTTATAGGAATCGTCAACTTGAACATTGGACGATGGGGGTGTGAGAGGAGCAGACTTATATTCAGGTTGCTCGTCTCTTACATATCTTGATGGCTTGACCACTAGTTCTTGGAATGCAGGCTTATACTTCTTTGTTGTATTTAATGCCTTTGTTTTACGCTTACGTCCAGACATATCATATCTCAATGATCCAGCAGTCGTACCTTTCATAATTTATTCTCTCAGTAGCTTACTAAACAGTTGGAGCCATTCACTCTCTCTGTAACTCCAATTATAAAAAATATCAATATATGATTTAGCCATTTGCAACTTACTTTGCTGTCCAGCAGAGCGATGGCTGTGTATGGCATTGACCAATGTCTCAATGAATTCATGCGCATGGCTATTGGGATCTTCATGATACTGATACATTGTCGCAAACCCAGCAGTCGTTTCTGGTAATGCTCCATGATTAGGACAAACAATCTCACATCCAGCACTCATAGCTTCTATAGCAGCAATACATGAAGTCTCTTGCCAAATGTTAGGATATGCAAAGATATGTGCTTGTTTTAGAGCTTCACGCACAACATCATTAGGCTGATAACCATGATACGTCATATTTGGATGAGAGTCAACCTTTTCAAACACGTGTTTATATGGGATATCTCTATCTGCCCAACCATAAGCATTGAATGACGAATACACATCAAGGTGCAATTCCACCTGATCTTTAAAGTGATTGCATACCCACTCAAAGCAAGGAACAAGAATCTCAAGACCGCGATGAGGAGTTGTGTGATAGATTAGGTTGATTCGCTCAGTTGGCTTTGGTTCGGTCAACACGATTGGATCGATAGCATTGTGGATAACATGCGTTTCTTTATAGCGAAGAGCATGTTGATAGTGGAATGATTGCATCTGGTGATTGCTCACAAATACAATTTTATCAAACTTATTCCTGCTGCTCGGTTTACTTAGATGAGCAGCTTCTGGATCATCACAAGTGTCATGCAGAAGAAGAATGTTCTTTTTAGAAAGATCGATACTATCTTCACGAACTCTAGAATGGATCACATTGATCTTATCATCAAGCCCATTCCTTTCTAAGATATCGGTTATCCGTTCAGCCATCATTTCCGTGCCGCCTTTAGCGTCAGCATATGTGCCGTCAGCTTGGGGTTTCGGAAACGAGACATCAACCATTTCTTCTTCTGCTATGACATCAAGGCTCATTATGCTTCAACTTCCAAGTCAACATGAGCAACAGATTTAATCTTATCCATACGGAAAGATCGCCAGCCATTAGCATTAACGTCCCAAACAGACAAAGAAGTTTCCGCAGCTTTCTTAGTGTCGCCATCAACTTTAGAAGCAACAGCAGCTGGAAGAATGTCACGTTTAAGAGTACATGTCATAACACGCTCGTCACCGTTCAGTTTGTCGAATGTAACTTGTAGTACATTCGCGACAAGAAGATCGCGCAATTCGTCACGACTAAATTGATTATAAACCATACAATACCTCATAAAATATCACCGAATTAAATAACAAAAGAAGTGGTTCTTCGATCACGTGTCACAGAGCTTTTGGCTCTATCGCGATCCTCGTTGAGACTTCCCCATTGCCTCACATATTTACGCTTTGTCTCGTTTCAACCATTGGTCTACTTCGCAACCGATAAGTGTAACACTTACCACTATTTGTACAGGATCAAACATCACAATACCAGCGACCAGCCCAACAAGACCGATCGTTAAACCAAAGCCGATAGCGGCACGTGTCTTCATAAATTTACTAAACATCATTATCTCCAACAAGTCTTCTACATTCTTCGAATCTTCGCATTGACGTTCTAACGCCATAAAGGTCGTCTTGATTATCAACCGCAAACGCCAACCAAAATAACAGCCAGATCCGAGCAATCAATAACATGAGTTTATTATACTACATTGCTCAATATAAGTCAACTACAATACAACTTTAATATTCTCAGCAGGAACGATATTTAGCTTCTTTCCCTCTACAGTAATGGGAATACTATTAACCCAGCTCAGGTATACGACATCACCAACCACCACGTCTTCGACGCTATCGGCTACAGCCAATACAGTTGCTGGCTTAGATGATTGATCATCGTCAGGTGTCCCAGTTAGGATAATGCCGCCCATCGTTGTTGTTTCTTTTTCTTCCGCTTCCAGCATGACTAACACGCTATCATTTAACATCTTCATCTATTATTCACCTTGTTTTAAACGTTCAATTATTTCAATTAAATCATCCATAGCTTCCATATCGCTCTGGGATTCAGTATCAATTTCTAGCTCAATTTTTATTTTCATCTGACACACTTTATCTGGAGCCTCCTATCCGATTCGAACGGATCACCTGCTGATTACAAGTCAGCTGCTCTACCAAATGAGCTAAGGAGGCATTGTTAAGTTGTTATTATACTACACATTTGGGTGAAAGGCAAGCGTTATA